AAGGTGATTAAGCTAAAAGATGCGTATGAAGAATGGCCAAAGAGACTAAGTCTAAAGGGAATGGGGTTATATCCTCAGTACCAAGGTCAGAACCTTACGCCTGAAGGTCAGTATAACTTTATGAAGGAATGGAAATACGAACCGATAGAAGGTGACTGCCGGCCTTGGCTTGACTGGTGTCAGTACTTTTTTCAGGATGCTCCGGAGTTCGAGTCTTTCTTTCATGACTGGGTTTCCAACATTATTCAACGGCCTTGGTGCCGCAATAACACTGCCATACAGATCATCTCGAATGAACAAGGCATTGGTAAGTCATTCACCACCGGCTGGATTGCTAAAATGATCGGCGACATGGCTATCTCGATCGGCCCTGACCAGATCTTTAGAAAGTTTAACGCACATCTTGCCAATAAGATCTATGTGACTGTAGATGAGCCTAGCTCTGATAATGAAGATCATGCAGACTTTTTAAAAGATCTGATTACAGGCGATACAGTGACTATGGAAGGCAAAGGAGTCGATGCCATCGTTTTTGATAACTACATTAACTATGCATTCACGACCAACCGACCAAAGGTGACCAAAATGAGCACTGAGTCAAGACGTGAGGCTGTGTATATACCGTCAACACTTGATGCTGCCAAGTGCCATCAGCTTATACAGCACGTCAAAGTCTGGTGTGAAGATGAGCAAGGTTTCGAGCAGATGATGTGGTTCTATAAAACTCGGAACATCGAGAACTTTGACCATAAAGCACCTGCACCGATGAATCAGCATAAGGAAGAAGTGATCAAGGCAGGCAGATCTGCATGGGTACAGTTTGCAGAGGAAGTGCATGATTGGGTAAACCGAGAGCTGAATGGCGTAGCTGCTATCAGTAAGCAACACATGAAAGTCCTGATTCAGCACTTTGATTATGAGTCTGCAAGACTATCACAGCACAACGTGAACAATGCATTTAGAGAGTATTTCAATGTCGAGCAGTCAAAATTAATTAAAACTGGGACGTCGACGATTAGGTGTCTAGTGGTATCAAAAAAGAGAACTGTGTTTTCTGGTAACTACTCAGATGTATACTCTGATACTGCAAAGGCCATCGCTGAGCTAATTAAGGGCAATGAGTCATTCTGATGAGCTTTGAAAATGATACTTGATACCGAGTTGATACCGATCTCTTGATACTGGGATTAACTAGTATCACAGTATCAAAGTATCATATATATATTGAAAGGAAATAAAAAAGGGTAAAAAAGAAATTGATGGACGCGTGCGCACGCGGGAGCTTGATACTGAAACCAGTTTGTGCACGAAATCCAAAAATTGTGTAGAATCTCCATATGAGCTCGACAACACCAACTAACGTGACAACTACAACCACAGATACTGGAGCGACTACAACTACAGTGGCTCCGAAAACTATGGGTCGTCCAACGAAATACGACCCTTCGTATTGCGATAAAGCGCGAGAGCTAGGTGCTAAAGGCTACAGCAGAGAGATGATCTCAGCAGAGCTAGGTGTAAGCTGGTCTACGCTCTTAGGATGGGTCGAAGTTCATCCAGATTTTCAAGAGGCCTTGGAAGATGCAAAGACATTGGAGCTTATGTTCTTTGAAAAGCTTGCAATCGACCACCTCGTGGAAAAGCCGCAGGGCAATAAGCTTAATACAGGGCTCTGGTCACGTAGTATGGCAGCCAGGTTTCCTAAGAAATATCGCGAAAATTCTAAGATGGAAGTTGTGGGCAAAGACGACGGCCCAGTGCAGATTGACTCCGTGCATGACATTGGTGCCGGTCTTATCAACGATTTACTAGCTATTCGACAAAAAGACGCAGACAACGATAAATGATCACGGCAGAAGCTGCCAACGAGTTTGAGCAAAAACTCAGGGCGCATCCGGAACTCAGCCATATGTCGCTTGAACATAGAGCGGCGTTCACAGCAAGATCGAAATGGCTTTACTCAGCAGCTAAGCACCAAATACCGCCTAGCGGAGACTGGTGGGACATATGGCTGCTGTTAGCTGGCCGTGGCGCCGGCAAAACACGCTGTGCCGCTGAGTGGACGTGGTCAGAAGCTTGGTACTCTAAAGACCCGATTAGACTCTTGGTCTCGGCACCGACTTCCGGTGATGTTCGTGATGTGTGCTTTGAAGGAGACTCGGGGCTACTAAGTGTTTGCCCTTCTGAGATTATCGAGAACTACAATAAGTCTCAGCACGAGATCACGCTTAAAAACGGCTCAATCATCAAAGGCATTCCTGCATCGGAACCGGAACGTTTTCGTGGTCCGCAGTTTCATGGCGGCTGGCTGGACGAGTTAGCTGCTTGGCACTACCTTGATGATGCATGGGCTATGCTGCAGTTCGGTATGCGTCTCGGTTCTCATCCTAAGCTGATCTGCACAACGACACCGAAACCAAAGCCGTTGATCATGGACTTGATGGAGCGAGACGGCGATGATGTAGCCTACACAATGGCTACCACGTATGACAACATTCACAACCTTGCGCCTACGTTTCAAAAGCAGATTCTGCAATACGAAGGGACTAGTCTCGGCCGCCAAGAGATTTATGCAGAGATCATTGACCCAGAAGAGGCAGGCATTGTCAAACGCAACTGGTTCAAGCTCTGGGATGCTGATAAACCATTGCCGCAGTTTCAGTATGTCATTCAGTCGTATGACTGCGCCACGTCCGATAAGACCAAGAACGATCCGACCGCTTGCGTAGTGCTTGGTGTCTTTAAGCCAAGCCCGGACAAGCCAATGTCTGTGATGCTGATTGACTGTTGGACCGAGCACATGCAATATCCCGAGCTACGGCCACGAGTCATCGATGAGTCGACTTCGATCTACGGCGACGAAGATGAGTGGGGCAACGGCAAGAAGGTTGACCTAATTCTGATTGAAGATAAGTCAGCCGGCATTAGCCTAATTCAGGACTTGCAAAGAGCTGGGCTCAATGTACGAGCATACAACCCAGGAATGGCAGACAAGATGCAGCGGCTCAATATAGTCAGTCCTATCATTCAACGTGGCTTGGTCTACCTGCCTGAATCTCAGACGACGCCTGGGTCTGCTAGGTCATGGTGTGAGCCATTCATCAGTCAGATCTGTGCGTTCCCTGAAGTACGGCATGACGACCTCGTTGATGCAATGACACAAGCACTAAGAATTTTAAGAGATATGGGTTTTCTTACGTTGGATTATTTGTATAATGACACAGACAAATACGTCGACGATACACAACCTCGGAGGGTCAACCCCTACGCAGTATGACAGCCATTTACGACCATCTTGGTAACTACATCGGAGACGATGGCAACCCTGAATTTCCAACGACGTCTATTGACCAGATGCGTTATGAGTTGTCAATGATGCCTTTGAGACCAGGCGGCTCAGACGTTCCATACACAACGCAAGAACTACGTAGCATGCCTCAGACGGCTCCTCAACCTGAGCCACCAAGACCGTATTCGACCGCTACGAACGTTGCACAAGCAGTAGCCGATCGCTTAGGGCTTTCTGCGATTCCACAAGCAGCTTTAGGCATGATCTCAGGGCTTCCTGCAGCTGTTGCCAAAGAGCTTGGTTATCCACAAGTAGCCGAAAAGATGCAGTACATGCCAACTTCAAGAGCTGGTGCAGATATTTTAGAAGCTGCGGCTGCGGCGCCACAAGCAATCACTGGTTCGCACATGGGTGTTGGTCCGCTTGCCGAGTACTGGGTTCCTAAGAGTGGATTTGGATTACAAAGTCGATCAGTACTATCGCCTTCTGATGTTCAAGTACTTGGCGGTCGAGCAATTGCTCGTGGTCGTGAAGTGGCAGCCATTCCTGAAGACTTTAGAGCTGCTCAAGCTGGCTTACAACGCGAAAGTGCTCTTGGCGGACCGACTTATGGTGCTCGCTTACAAGACATTACAGAAGGGCTTGGTGATTATTTAGCTCGCCAAGAAGCTATGCGCTATTCTTATGAGCCAACTGGCTCAGTGCAAGTATTCGGCAACATGGTACCTGAGACAAACCTCTATGCTGTTCGACCAAGTGGCACGGCGAACCAAGTGTTCCGTGAAGTGCCGACCGCATTGAACCCTAGATTTAACGTGACCGGTGAGTCAAGACTAACAGGCGATCTTGCAGAGATTCTAGACCGTGAAGAGCCGACTAAGAACATAGAAGTCGGCACACGTGTTCAGCCATTCACGAACTTTGTGCCAAATAACTTTGATAAGTCAGCTAATGATTTGTTCCGTGAGTTCATTGTGCCTAAGCTTGCAGAAGAGTTTCCTGGGTTGCAAAATGACGATCTACTAAGAGCTGCGCAAATTAAGTACGGAACTGGTTTGCAAGACTGGATGAAGGGTAAGCTAGAGGAGTTCTCACAGCTACCTGAAGTGAAAGCTTATAACAAGGCTGCCATTGACACGATCGAGAATGACTATACGATTGACAACCCGACTGACACGCTAAGAGATGTGCTGATTGTTCCGCCTTCAGTGAAGTTAGCAGGCGCACAAGCTGCTGAGAACTGGGTGATGCAGAACTTGCAAAACTATTTTGCAGAGTATGTAGGTACAGAAGCTGATCCAGTACTGCAAGAAGTAGCAAAGACCGGAAAGACTATTGTTCCGTTAGACGAATTACAGCATTTTTCAGACACTAATCGAAATACTGCACAAAGCTACCGTCGTAGAGCCGGGCTGCCAATTGGTGGCACAATGAAGCCTAAGTTAACTAATTCGATTATCGAAGAGGGTGAAGTCAATCAACGTCTTGAGCAAATACAGACTGAGTTCAATGCATTAGTAGCAGCGAACCCTGGTGTTCGGCCGGCTGATATTCCAGGTATTAAAGAGCTGTACAAAGAGCAAAGAACTCTGACCAAAGTAAAAGACAAGCTTGTAGAGCAAACAGAGAATCTAAGAAAAGCGATGCTGTATGAGGATTACATTGATGCAAATGTAAGACCGATTAGCGAAAAAGCATTGGTTGAAGAAATTAATCCGTCTGAGTTACAGCGCTTTCCGATGGTGCCTACGAACAAAGAGTTAATGTACCAGGCATATGTGCCAAAAGCATTTGCTGAGTTAGGCAAAGAAATTGTTAATAAGCTAGAAGCCGGATTACTTACGCCTGAAGCTGCTAAGAATCTGTCTGTGCCGACTGCTGCAAGAATGAAAGCAGAGATGATGATCAAGAAAGATCAGCTAGCAAAAGAAGCTGCGAAACTTGACACTGAGCTTCTAAAGTCTTACATTATTCAAGAAACACAGACATTGCCGCAAGACGGCAAGTACGGTAAAGGCGTTGTAGTGAAGTTTGATGATTCATTGACTGAAGCACAAATGGAACGTGCTCTGTCCAGTGAATGTGAGTTTATGGATCATTGCATTGGCCGTGGCGGTACGCCTGATGACCGTGTTCTGTCACGTAAAGCCAGAGCACTTGGTCCAAGTAATGTCGGCTCTGATGACAAGTATACAGGCTACATTCCTATGATTGCTGCACATAGACCAGGGCGAGTAGTACCGAAAGGCTCGTCAGGTACAGCAACATCTTACATGACAGAGTTCTTACAAGGCAAGAGTGAAGGCCGGTCATTCCGAGACGAGGCAACCGGTGTGCCTTTTGCAACTATGAAGCTGTTTAGAGATGACAATGGCATGTATCGCATGGGTGAGTTCTTTGGATACAAAGATCGCGCGGTTGATGGCCCATGGTACGAAGGACGTGAAGGCGGTTACACATTAGATGAGAAAAGAGAGTATCGTCAAGTCATTGCTGACTGGGCAAATGACCATTCAGACCAGCTTAAACCTGTAAAAAATGGCCACTTGTATGAGTATGCCAAGGTCTATGATGCTAAGTCTGATGAGCACAAAGGCGTATTAGCACATGTGCTAGGTATTAGAGAAAATGAGCTAGGGCCGATCGTTGAGTATGTCGGTAAGCGGTTTATTACTGAGGACGAGGCAAAAGCCGCTAAGACTGCGATTAAAGAAGCACCGACTAGTGAGATAGAAGCACTAAGAGAAAATAAAGCTGATATTGAGCGTGCACTACGAAACGGTAACTTCATGGACGATGAAGAAGAAGCTGTTCTTCGACGACAGCTAGTTGAAGTGAGTGATGAGATTCGTGCTTTAGAACAACGAGGCCGAGAGCTTATTACACCACCTGCTCGTGGAGACTTCGTATTTGATTATGATGACATGGACAATGAGATTAATTATGAGCTTGAACGTTTGTCTAATGCATATCGAGGCGAAAATCTTCAGCGTGTTGCACAAGACACTGCTCAAATTATGGATCAAGGGCCTACAAACTATCGTGACTTAATGGCTGATCTTGAAAGTTTGGCTGATTCGTATGCAGGAAGCGGTAATGATGCCGAAGTACAGATTGTTAACCACATTACTTCTCGCTTACGTAGAACAGAACGTCAGTTAAGACAGGAATTTGAAGCACAAACCTATGACCTTGACACTGAGCTATTTGGTGCTGTTAATATAATGCGTGAGAACTACGATGACACAATTGGACAAATTGCAGAAGGTGTTATAAACGATGTCACTACTCGAGTTGGCAGCATTAATGACAACCCACGGCGATGGATTGGCACACTGCGCCAAGATATGCAGAACTATGCCAATCGGAC